AAAAGGCCACGGAACTGATCGTTACCTCTACGAACTGTTACTGCTGATGCGGTTGCCATAATAAAGCTCCTAATTAAGTTTAAAAAGTCCCCCCACCATTACGGCAGGGGGCGCAACTGCAATTAGGCTGGTACTGCCAAGGCAAAAGCACCAGAAGCGTTAGCAGCAGAGCTGGTAGCGTTAGTACGCAAAGCCTTCACGCCATACAGAGTGTCAGCAGTAAACAAAGTACCAAGGTACTCTTGCTTGTACTGAGTCTGTGAACGGATGCCCAACTGCTCAACCAACACCATAGAGTCTTTGTGACCCATCAAGCAGATACGATCAGTGGTGGAGTTACCAGCACCAGTATCAGCGTTAGATGAGGCAAAAACAGCCATGCCGTACAACTGACCGATTTCACCATTGCGGATCGCATCGCCGTTACCAACGAATGCTTGCTCGGTGTAACGAGCCAGACCCATCAAGGTGTTACGGCTTGAAGGTGGGATCAGGAAGAAACGACCGTCCATAGGAATGTCGTTGTCGTCCAAACGCTGAATGGTGCGGCGGATAGCGGCATCAGTCAAAGCGGCGGCGTTAGAGGATGTGCTGTTGTAAGCAGTAGTACCATCAGAACCAATATAGGCTTTGGTGGTTGTATTGCTTGTAGCATAGTCATCAGTACCGACAGTAGCGCCGTTGAAAGCACGACCCAATTGAACCAAGCTAGTGTCAATACGACGAGCCAAAGCATAACCAGCGTCTTCTGTGTAGAAAGAACGCAGTGATGTCAAGGCTTGAACTTCAACGATGTCTTCAATCAAGCGGCTGTATTCATAGTGGTTGTTGATCAACACTTGAATGTTGGTGTCGCTCTCTGCAATCAGAGTAACGGCATCAGTAGCGGCCTTCAAAGAAGCAGAACCACGGGCGGGGCTAGGGATGTTGACGGTGTCACCCTTCTTGCCTTTGAAAGACATCTTCTTGACCAAATTGGCCAAAACGAGGTTCTTTTTATAGGCGGCAACAATTTCATCACTCCAAATCTCTGGAATAAATGCGGCTGCGGATGTAGTGGTTACACTATTTGTGGGGGAAAAGGCGGTATTTGCCATAGTTAAATCTCCAAAAAGTTAAGTTTACTTAACCCTACCCTCTTGATACGCTTGCATGATTTCATCAGAAAGCGCCTCATAGCGAGCAGGATCTTGCATTTTCAGCCGAATAAGGTCTGCCCTACGATAGACCCTCTTTGATGATTCTCCAGAACCACCCACATCAACCCCCGCCGCTTTCAAGTTCTGTTTGCGAGTTGCCTCACCAGCATTGCTTGTTTGCTTCTGTTTTACAGAGCGAAGTTCTTTGTAAGTAGATAACAGTTCATTGGCTGAATCATAGTCGAATTCTGCATCAGCTTTCTTGAACAAATCAATGCGTACTGGGCTAGATTTAACCCAATTTGCAAAGTCCTCGTTTTTAGCAATATCGCCAAAATCAGGGTGTTCTTGTGCCAACTTTTGCTGAATTTGCGCCCTTTTCATCTCTAGCGTGGCTTGACGCGCCGCAAGGATGTCTGGGTGACTATCAACAGTTCTCTGTACTGCCTTCTGTGGATTCTCAAAGAAATCTATTTCAGGCTCTACATCTCTAGTCTGTTGCTGTTGTTTAACAGTAAGGTTCTGCCTAATGAGTTCATCAGCGAGCTTTCGGACTTCTCCGACCTCTTGCGCTTGCTTACCAATTAGCTTTTCAGCCTCTTGGTGCATACGCACGACTTCATCCAGACTTTTATCCCGATATTTTTCGGGGAGTTCTGGCCTCTGTTGTTGCTCTACCGCTTCAAGTTCATTTGGCTCTTCATCAATCAACATACTTTTTCCTTTTTCCTGCCGCTTTCGGTTGTAGGAGATTCAACTCGGCATAATTGCTTATGAGTTGAGTTTGCGTTCAGAATTCAACTTGTCGACATGGCTCTTTCCAAATTTGGCATAAGCCGATGGAAAAGAACCAGACCATCCTTCAAGTCGAAATGCTGGCGCAGATAATGAGCGTGTTGCATTTGCACCACACTCACACATTAGACCCGTTGCCTCATAATCAACGAATCTCTCTGTTTTGTGTCCGTTTTCACAGACATAATCATAAAATTTCTTCATACGCTCTCTCGCTGATCTCTTTAAGATTTTTCAGCCAAGTAAGTATAGATAGCTCACCTTTTTTGAATTGTAGGTCTTTTTCGGTATCTATCGTTGATATATTATTTATAGAGGCAATGATTTTGTCAATATCTTCAATAAGATCAGCCCAACCCTCGGTAGACATCATGTCAAACCGATCTGTATAGTATTTTTCTAATTCAGGTGTCATGCGTCTTTAGCACCTTCAAACTCTAAAATAATTGTTCGTGTGGTATGAACCACACCTGTTTCTGGATCTTCAAAAGACTCGCATAGCCAAAGACCATCTTCATCTCTGTCAAATACTTCACCTGTTTTCATGCTCCAATCCCCTTAACCATGATATATCCCAAAGTTGCCCCAGAACCAGCGGTCTTTACACGGATACGTGCAAAACGGGCTAAAACATCTTGAACTTGCAAAAGATTTGCTGTGTTTGCAACTGTCGTAATATCCGCTCCGACCTGAACCCAAACTGCATTGTCTGCTGATACTTCAAGCACTAAAACAGGAGCTGTTGTGGTAACAGCGCCCATCGACACTACCACGTTCAAGTCTTTACAGCCTTCTAAAAAGAAACTTGGGGTCACGCTGTTAATTGTATTTACAACCAAAGTGCGGTCAAAGAACTGGCGGTGGATTGGGTTAGATGAATTACTTTGCTGTCTATTAACTGCGTTTGTAAAACTTGGACTTGTGCCAGTAACGGTGCGAACGTAGCGGTAACGGTTTCCAGTTAACGGTATGAGAGGACTTCTGTATTGACCAGTCGCTGTGATTCGAGGGAAGTGATAGGTGTCGTACCAGTTCGTGCCTGTGTCATCCGATTCTTGAACAACAACATCAAGCGTTGGATTTGTGCCAGACACCGCAGTAACAATCACGTTGAACTCAGCGGAAAGGTTGTTGTTTGATGGCGTGATGGAGGATGAAGTGCTTGTAGAAGTAAGGGCTGCGCTTGCAATATCATTAGAAATCTGATTTGGAATAAATTGTGTTGCAACCGAACCAGAAACACTTATGCCGTTAGAGCCTGTGATTGTCACAGCAGCGGAGGCGTCACCGGATGGACGAGCCATCAATTCAACGCGCTCGCGCAGGTACTCAAAGATACGAACAAATGCAATACGGGCGTCGGTGCGTTTGATCACTGCGCCGCCTGTGTTAGTTAAAGTCAGAGGCGCAGGCAGTGTTGTGCCAGTCAAAGGCTCCAGCGTTAGCGCGGAAGTTACTTGGTTGACAACCTTGTACGCACCATCAAACCCAAGGTCCGCACCAGTTGATCGGTCACGCAGTCCATACACGTTGACATAGTCGCCAATGGTCAAACCCCAAGACGCGCTACCTCCCAACGTTAATTGAGTGGTTGTGCTTAATGCTTGAAGTGCAACTACGGTTTGCACACCTTGAATTGCTTGCGAACCATTTGCGCGGGCAACCATACCACCGTAAGAGGTGGCTGTAACCGCAGTTCCAAGAATGGCGGTGAACGAAGTGCTGGTTGGGGTAGATAAAACTTGAACAGCAGTTGTGACGTTGGGAAAACCTGTGGTATCACCAACACCATAGATGTTAATAAAATCTCCAGTAGTCAATCCATGCGCTACTTCAGTAGTAAAAGTTCCCGTGGTTGTTCCAGTTTTAACCGCAGACACAATCTTGCCATTAGGAATTGGCAACGAGTCTACGTTTGTGAAACGGAAACGAAGCGTGTATTGCTTAGTTGGGTCTGGAACAACCTGAGTGCGAAGCTGACGGCTTGTGCTTGAAGTAGTTGAATCAATACCAGCGTCATAAACCTGTGCACGGTCAGCTTGCAAATTGATGCGGTACTCGCTTGATGGCAAGAAAGCGTAAGTGAATGGAGAGTTGACCGCTTGTACAGAAGTGGTTCCTGCAGTTGTAAGCGAGTGGTTGCCCCCAGACGTACCAGAAGGCAGCGCATCACCAGCGGCAGAACGAACATATACCGAGGCGTTGGTTGCGCTGGCGTTTTCAAAAATCTCTGACATGCCATTTTGCGCGTTACCAAGGGCTGATCGGTGGTAGACAAAACCTTGGTTTGTAAAAGGGCCAGTAGTAACAGACGCAATATTTCCACCGGGGCCAGCGGTCACGGTAAATTGAGTTGAGCTGGGCGTACTTGCCACCACCACGGCTGGGTAATTTAAACGGCTGTCTGATGTGATTCCTCTGATACCGATGCGTTTGCCCGGAACCAGCCCGTGCGCGGCGGCTGTATTGACCGTCAGTACGGTGGTTGATTGGCTGATGCTGGAAATCGCAATATCCGCAGGGGCGGGAAGCGGCGTTTCCGTGCTTACCAACTCCATCGCCAGCTCTTGCCCCAACGCACGTTGCGACATAGACAAACCAACAGCCGTCTCAATAGGCATCGGAAATGAACCGATGTAAGTTAGCGATGTCTCTGTGTTTGTAGTCAGTGGGTCTTTGGAGATGACCAAGTAGCTGGCGGAGACGGCGTTACCGTCGGTCTGCACAATGTCGCCACTGCCTGTAACAAGCGTCCAGTTAACTCCTGGCGTGAAGCTCTCAAATGTCTCTCGGAATTTGCCCGTTATGTTTTCAGGAAAAACTGTTAGTTCGTTGTTGTTGATTAAAGACATTACACAACCTCCACAACAGATACTAAAACATCAAGAGAAGTTGCAGAAGAACTAACAACCTGTAACACATCATTTTGTTCAACAATAAATTTTCCTTCTCCAAGAATGCTTAAAGAATTTCCTGAAGGAATTGATGTATTTTTGATGATGTACATTGTTGTCGCACCAGAAGTTAATGTAACACTTGCCGTAATAGTATTTGTTGTAGTATTAGCCAATGTCATACCAATAACCGTTGATTGAATCCCCGATGTTGTTGGGTTATACACAGTTGTAGCTGTTACGCCTACATTAGCTGTTGGATAGCTTTTGAGTGTTGTTGCCATAGTATTAAGCCAATATAAGCCCCATGCCAATCATGGAGATGTTGTTTTGATAAATTTGCCCAATAGATGTCACTGTAGTAAACACACCTGTTGAGGGTGTTGTAGCGCCAATCGTAGTTCCATCTATTGAACCACCAGTAATATCAGCAATTGCTGTATTGGTAGACATGGTACTAATGACTTTAATTTTTTCTGCCAAATCACTAGCAACTACTTCACCAACATTGATCTCTCTTCCAGTAGACAAAGTGATAATCAATGAACCATCAAAGTCAATCTTTGCATCAGTTACAGATACGCCATCTTCACCATCTTGTCCATTCTGACCATCTTTGCCATCACGACCATCTCTGCCATTAACGCCATCTCGACCAGGCACACCATCAAGACCTCTGTCTCCTTTGTCACCTTTTTCAGGAACAATAGACTTTGCAATCTCTAGTTGGTCATTTACTTTCTTTTCCATCACCTTGATGGCTTCGACAATCAACTCAACATTGTCATTAACGGCTTGTTCCTCATTGTTACGCATCGCAATGAGAGTTTCTTCCATCTGATTGATGGCGGCTAGTTTTTCATCAAAAGATGAATCTCCCGACTCAATACTTTGGATCAACTCTTTGATACTAGCCATTTCTTAATCCATCTGTAAGTTTAGTCAAGAAGTCTTGTTTTACCTTGCTTTGGGCATTGAGCTTATCTGCCATCTGCAATTCAACAATCTTAGACTTGTTCTTAATATCAGCTTCTTTAAGCATTAGATCAGCAATCTTAACCCGTTTATCAAACTCTTTAGAGGCTAAATCAGCATCATTTGGAAGATTCTTGGTGTTCGCTGCCATGCTCTTGGCTTGAAGTTCCATAGGCATTAACTGTGTCTCAGTCAACAACTTCTGCGCTTCAGCACGATTTTGCTCTGCTTGGGTAGTCTGAACTGCAATCTGAGCCTGTGCCGCTTGTAGAGCCAACTGTTGCTGTGCTTGTTGCATCTGCTGTGCTTGTGGATCAGGTTGAGCCATTTGATCCAACATCTGAATCA